CCGCCACCGCCACCTGCAACTACCAAAACTTCAACATTTCCTGCTTTGAAGGGAGTGAATGTACCGCCCTCTATAAACTTATGGACTGTATAAGCTCCATCTACTGTAATTATACCGCCTGTTGCTTTTGTTGCCATTTTATTGTTTCCTTTGTGTTTGGATTTTTGTTTTAGCAGTAAACGCAGCTAGCCCCTCTTTTCGGAGGGGCTTAGCTGTTACTTTTATCTATTAAACTCTATGAAACGTTGGGAAAGGACTTGAACGGTCTTCCTGGTCAGCTGTTAGATAACGCACTACGATAATCCCTGACCCTCCAGGAGCACCTGGCTTGCTTCCACCCCAGCCGCTACCTCCACCGCCAGTTCCTGTATCGGATGCACCCGCAACTCCCTCTTCGGCTAAGTTGTATTCAGCACCCTTACCGCCTGCAGCATAAGTAATCGGAGCACCAGTGATAGAAAGCTCTAGGCCAAGACCAGCGATACCGCCAATATTAAAGCTCTGTCCTTCGCCACCAGCACCACCACCGCCACCGCCTTGATACTGCCCGCCACCTGGGCCTCCGTCGTGTCCTTGACGAGCTTCAAACATTTGAACTTCCCATACTGACCAGTCACCAGATTGTCCATTCTCCTGATTGGGATAGGTCGTAGAAACATAAACACGATAATATCTATAGGAAGTTGCATTGTCAAAAGAAAACTCTTGCAATGCTTTCTCTGCTAAGTCAGCAATAACCCCTGTGTAGATATCAGCCCAATTGGAGTTGTCATTAGAACCCTGGATTTTAAAATCCTTACCTTTGGTGTGTCCCTCGCCAGCTCCGTAGCCCTCTGAAAAGGTAAAAAGCCTGATTCGTCGGATAACTTTTGTTACGCCAACTCCGAGGTCATATTTCCACCAATGAGGATAGCCGCCACCGTTAGTAGAAAAGCGAGTGTCGAGGCTTTCGTCAACAGCTTTAGGAGCCTCAAAGCCACCGTACTCGCTATCTGCAGACGGAGTACCAGCCACTAAAAATGTCAATGGCAAGCTACGCCCAGGGCCTTGCCCAAGGCCACCGCCGCTACCTGAGCCACCATCAGTACCTGTGGAAGAACCAGGACCCCAGCCGCCACCTAATGCTGTAAGACCAAAAGCAGCACTATTACCGCCACTTGTAGCAGAGTTTTCTGAGTAACCTATGTCACCACCAATAGCTCCTTGGCCACCTGGACCAACTAGCATTGCATAGGATTGTTTTAGCACAGGAACAGCGACTAGATGCAATAGCCCACCTGCGCCACCGCCCGCACCATGTCGTCCACCTCCGCCTCCACCGCCAGCAACTATGAGTGCTTCAATATTGCCTGGTTTGTAAGGAGTAAACATTTCAGCTGCAAACCCACGAAAGGCAGGAGTACCACCAGCCATATCTAAACTAAGGGGAGCAGAGAACGCTCCATAGCTATGCCCTTGGTATCCCCAGTTACCTGAGCTACCATCTAGGTTATTTACCGTGGCCCCGTTAGTATCGCCCTGAGTACAAATCCAGTAGGTTGTTCCAAGAACGACATTAACTGAGGGAATCGGAATGGAATTCCACCGTCCGCCAGTTACAGCCACACTATCACTTTGGGATAGAACGGCTGTTGCAACTCCTGCGACATCACTGTAAAGTGCAACTCTAACGTTACCCGATGCATTGGAGTAAACTTCAAGTGCATTCAGAGATGCGTCAGCTGTTGCTACAACCTTCATAGCACAAAGATAAGGAGACTGCAAACTGTCATGTGTCACAGCTGGATTAAGGTCTGCGCCAATCACTTTAGTTCTGATAAATTTATGTACCGTGTACAAACCGTCTGTTGTAATTATACCGCCTGTTGCTTTTGTTGCCATTTTTATCGCTTCCTTTTTGTTTGAATTTTGTTTTAGCCACGCTGATAAGTCAGTGTAACTGTATCTGAATCAATTCCACCCAGGGGTGGATTAACAAATTGAATCGTTTGATTGTTAAGCTCAACATAATCTTCAGGGCTATTCTGTTCGAGGCCATTTAAATGCACCCGTAATGTCCCTGGTATAAAATGAAAACTTGCAAGAAACGTGTCGTTATAACCATCAACGAGGCCTATTGCCTCCTCTTTATACAGGAGTAGACCTCCTTTTAACGTTGCCATCATTAGCTCCTTATTTTTAAGCTCTTAGCCGTCGATAGGAGGCCAGTGACATCTTAGCTCCCTCTTGGTAAGCCTTAATATGTGCTGCAAACGGTTGTGTACCGTACGACCTGGGGATTGCGCCAAGCGTAAACGATGAGGCACCGCCTCCCATGAATTGGCCTTTTGTGGAAAGAACTACTGCTGCAACGAATTGAGCGCAAGCATTACGAATTTCTGCTGGCAAGTCGTCTTGTGTTCTGTAACCGTAATCATATGAAACTTCGATGTTGCCATAGCCTCTCAGCCATGTGTAATTCCAGAAAGGTATTGCTTGATTCTCTAGATAAAGAATTCGTGGGGGAATGGAAAGAATTCCCATGCGACAATTTACAAACAAGTCAGACCCTTCGTATTGAGCCGTTGTGTCACTAAATACAGCCGTGGGCACTGGACCCTTAAGGTCTTCAGGAACGTTATCGTTAACGCTAAAAACATATGGGGGTAACGCACTTTGTGTCAACGGGGTTACACCGCCATGATTTGCAATGGTGATGCCCATGGAATCTACATTGTTAATATGGGTCCAACGCTTGAATTGAAACCATTCCATAGAAGGAATGATACGCAAAACGCATTTGCGAAGATAAGAAATAGGTCGGTGATTAAGGATAAGTTCAACCATGCCAGAACCATCATAGTGCTCAGTGACAGTCGTGGAATCAAGGTTCTCGCCAATATACGTATCAATTTGACGCTTAGCCCAAGGAATATAATTTTGTTCAATCATCAAGTCCAGTGTTGAAGGCATATCACTCATGTCTACGCCTGCTAGCCACATCTTGACATCATTGAGATTGCAATACTGAAAGCCCATGTTTGTTTTCCTGTCCTGTTATTTTATTATAACGTAACTTTGTTGTTGCATCTTTATAACGCAAAAAAGATTATTAGCTGGGGTAAGATTCCTTCTTACCCCAGCTTCATAATTTTTGGATGATTACCTAGTCGAAGTCAATTACTCTCCGATGTTGGTAATTGCGCCTTGGAAGGCTTCGCAGGTCAGCTGAAGAACCGAAAATTCGGCAATCAGTGTCCTGTAAGCAGACTGAAGCAACGCAAGGTCAATTGCGGACAGCGGCATTAAATCCACCATCTGAATTGCGTTACCATCTTCCAACACCGTCTTGTCGTCTATGACGAGTGCAACGGACTGAGACGTAGGGGCACCTGTGGTACCACCAGCGACCTCCACGATGTAGCGTGTGCCGATAATATCGACCACACCAAACGGGGAGAGCCACTTCGTCACGCTAATACCAGCGGGAATATCCGCCATGGTACCAGCTCCTGCCTGGAACAGCCTGTAATAGCTGGAAAGCACCAGTTCGGAAATCTTCTGCAACTCACGATAGCCAACAATGACCGCTTGCGGCTTCCCACCTTTACGGACGATTTGTTTGCAAACTGCGGTAATATCGGACAGTGCGAGTGCTGCATTCGCATTATCTTTGATATTAGTCGTAATCTGCTTCACAAGACCGTCAAACTGAAGAGGGCTAACCGAAGAATCGCCATTGATAATGGCCCACTCTTCAATCAACGCAACGTTCAGCATCTTCGTTTTAATCTGGTGTTTCTTAATATCCGTGTAGGTTCCGCCTGCCATCTGTTCAAAAAACGAAACAGTTGCAAGGTCGCCAACGCTGACATAAGGAGCAGATTTATAAACGTAGGACGGCAGGGTAGCCGTCGGAAGTCCACCTTTGGCAAAAAAAGCATCCTCAGGAGCCGTTCCACCCAGGAACAGATGACCAGCAGACTGTGCGCCTGCGGAAATGGTCGGAATCAACTGATACCAAGCGTGCGCTTTACCGTTACCCTGAATACGATTCAGGCGGTTGCGTAGCGGAGTGTCCGTCGGTGCCATGATAGCCATTTCGGCTTGCAAGTCCTCACGGACAAGCATTAAGCCGTCAACTGACGTGGAAGAAATAGCCTTCTGAATATCCTGAAGAGCTTGTTCTACGAGTTGAGCATTGTATGACATGTAATAATCTCCTTTCTTCTAAAATTTTTTGGAACACTTACAGTGCTTTACCGAATTTTGCGTCCATGCTCTTATTCAGAACATCGGCACGAACCATCTCCT